ACCTGGCGAGGAGATGAAGACCCCCCTGCGGGGGGGAGAAAGAAACGACCGAGGACGACGACGACGAGGACGAGGACGAGCGGGACCGGGAGCGAGAACGAGTACGAGCGCGAGACGGAAACGACCGACGACGACGACGAGGACGGGCGGAACGAGTCCACGGATTCACGAGTCAACCAGTCAACGAGTCAACGAGTCAACGAGTTCACGCCCCATGCAGGCGACGCCACCGAAAACCCGCGACGAGCTGGCCCTTTTCGTGCGGGGCCACTTCCACGTTCGCCTGCCGGGCAAGCCGATCACGCCCGGCCATTCCACGCCGCTGGAGTTCATCTGGGACGCCCTGTCGCGGCCGGGGCAGGACATGGCCGTCTGGGCCAACCGCGGCGGGCTGAAGACGTTCAGCTCGTCGGTTGTGGCGGCGATGGAGTTCCTCATCGAGCGCGGCCCGCTGCACGCCCGCGTGCTGGCCGGCAGCGAGGAGCAGGCCCGCGTCCTGTACGACTACTGGGCGATGTGGTGCAAGGAGGCCATCCGCGACCGCTGCCCCGCCGGGGCCGGGCGAAGCGTCACCATGCTGACCAACGGCGACCTGGAGCTGGTCGCGGCCTCGCAGAAGCAGGTCCGCGGCCCGAAGGTCCAGCGGCTCTTCCGCGACGAGGTCGACGAGATCGACCCGGAGGTCTACGCCGCCAGCGTCGGGATGCTGTCGCGACTGGGCGAGCTGCCCTCGCGGACCATCGACACGTCCACCTGGCACCGCGCCGGCGGGCCGATGGGCAGGCTGGTGGCAGAGGCCGACCTGCGCGGCGTCAAACTGCACAAGTGGAACATCTGGGAAGTGCTGGAGCGCTGCCCCCCGGGCCGCCACGAGCACGGCCGCGGCTGTGGAAGCTGCCGCCTCGCCCGCGCGTGCCTGGCCAAGGAGGCCGAGACCCGCGGCCGGCGCGACCCGGCCGTCGGCATCGCCGCCGAGTGCGACGGCGTGATGAGCATCGACGACGCCGTCCGCCAGTTCACCAACTGGTCGATGGAGCAGTGGCAGGCGGAGGCCGAGTGCCGCCGACCGGCCCTGCACGGGATGGTCTACGCCGCCTTCGACCGCTGCACGCACGTGCGGGCCGACCTGGCCCGCCGCGACGAACTGCCCTGCTGGCGGGCCATCGACTGGGGATACAACAACTTCGTGTGCCTGTGGATCCAGGCCGACAAGCACGGGCGAATCTACGTCGTCGACGAGCTGCACGCCTCCGGGGCGACCACGGCCGACAACGCCCGCCGCGTGCGCGCCGCCGACGACGGCCGGCGCGTCGAGGCGACATACTGCGACCCCGCCGGTGCCGGCCCCAGCGACCAGACCGGCTTCAGCGACGTGGAGGTGTTCGCCGGCTTCGGCGTCCCGTGCACGTACTCGACCACGTCGTGGGCGCGCGACGTGCACAACGGAATCAACCTGGTGCGCGCGGCGCTGCGCCCGGCCGAGGGGCCGCCGCGCCTGTTCGTCTCCGCACGCTGCCGCAGGCTCATCGAGGCATTCGAGGACTACCGCCTCCGCCAGGTCAACGGCGAGTGGGTCGACGAGCCGATCAAGCCCCAGCCGGCCGACCACGCCATGGACGCCCTGCGGTACTTCTTCGTCAACCACTGCCCGCCGCTGCGCACCGAGACGCGCGTGCTGAGCTATGTGTGAAACAGGGATGCTTTTGTATTGCCCCGGAGCTGCCAAGGGCTAGAATGCCTTACCCTTTCGGCAGATTCGGACGATAAGCCAAACGCTATGGCGCGCAGAACCAGGAAACAGCGGCAGAGCTCGCTCGGTCAGTCGCGCGCGGTACTCGACGGCATCGCCAAGGCCTTTGCCGCCGAGCCGATCATCTACGCGACAAGCACGCGGCAACGCCCAGACCTCTTCGGGGCGGTGATAGCAACCGACGTTTTGCCTGTGTTCGCGGAACACCTTGACCGAATCGGCATGCCCGAGAACCTGGCGCTGCTGTTGCACACCCACGGCGGTTCGCTGGATGCGCCGTGGCCGCTTGTCAACATGCTGAGATCGCACGTGACCGAGAATGGCAAGTTGCTGGTCTTGGTTCCCGAAGCGGCGCTAAGCGCAGGCACGCTCATTGCTCTGGGCGCTGACGAGATCTACATGGACCCGCATGCGTTCCTCAGCCCCGTCGATCCGATGAGAAGCCAGGACGTCGGCGGGAAGAAGACGCAACTGGCAACCGAAGATGTCGTGGGCTACGTGGACTTCGTGACGGCCCGCGTGGGCATCCGTGACCAGACTGCCCTCGTTGAGGCATTGAAGGAGCTGACGAAGGAGGTGCCGGCGACTGTCCTTGGGAACATCCACCGGACCTGCTCCCTGATCGAGCGCCTTAGCCGGAACATGTTGGAGCTGCATCTCACCGATGCGCGGGACAGGAAGCGGATTGAGCAGATTGTCGACATGCTCACGCACAGCCTCTTCACTCATTCGCACCTTATCCCACCTCGGGAAGCGAAGCATGTCATCGGCCTGGGAGACATGGTCAGAGACCCGTCACGTGTTCAGAGGCGGACGATGGTCAGGGCCCATTCTTTCCTGCTGAAGGAAATGCAATGCCGCGAGCCGTTTGACCCGGATGCGCTGCTGCGGGTCGCTGCTAAGCCCGCGAAGGAAGGCGGAAAGGTCGCACTTGCCGAAGTTCAGAGCACGCGGGCATTGGTCGCGAGCCGTTACGCAACCCACGCCTTCATCTCCAAGTACAGGCTATCGCGAACCGAGGCCGAGCAGATCCAGATCAAACCGATTGGCGCTTCCCGCTGGGAGCGGGTAGAATGATGGCGGAGGTGGCCCATGAGTATGACGGAGACAGGTCTGGTAGCTGACGTCGGGCGGTCCGGCACCACCGGTACGGTGCCGCGCACCGAGGAACTGTTGACTGTGCCGGCCTCTGAGGCGCCGATCGAGGTGCTGGAGCCGGACGTCGAGGAAGTCCTTCCGGACGTGCTGGAGGAAGGCGATGTCTGGATGTACACCGACGAAGCCCAGCGCGAGCTGGCGGAAGCCGAACGGGACGTACGGGCGGGTAAGGTGACAAGGTTCGCCGACATTGGCGACCTCCTCGCGGACCTTCACGCGTGAGTGCATGATCCGCCATGCGCATAGTCGGACGGACGGAGCGCTTCAAGAAGATGTACAAGCGGCTCTCTCCTCCGGACAGGGCCCGGGTTGACGCGGCGCTTCTGAAGCTGGCGACCGACCCCTGGCACCCGAGCCTGCGCACAGGAAAGCTGGAGCCCAAGGAAAGAGGAATCTGGTACTGTCGGGCGAGCCGGACGCTGCGAATCATGTTCTCCCTCGACGGTGACGACGCCACGCTGCGGACTGTAGGCCCCCACAGCATCCTGGACCGCTGAACGCCCCGCTCGTTCCCTGCCCGATGCTCCCAGGTCAACGGCGAGTGGGTCGACGAGCCGATCAAGCCCCAGCCGGCCGACCACGCCATGGACGCCCTGCGGTACTTCTTCGTCAACCACTGCCCGCCGCTGCGGACGGAAACCCGCGTGCTGAGCTACGTGTGAAAAGGCGGCAGGCCCGAGATCGGTCCGATCGGTCGGATCGGTCCGATCCGTCAGATCGGTCAGACAGCAGGAGAGACCATGCCCGAGACATTCAACCCATTCGAGGCCGGCGAGCTGTACCGCCGGCACGCGGCGCGCTGGCAGCTCGAGACCGACGCGGCTGAGATGACGCTCGACGTGCTGGCCGGCGGGCAGTACCTGCCGCGGTTCAGCGCCCGCGAGCACGCCGACGACTACGCCTACCGGCGGAGCATGTGCGTGCCGCTGGACATGTGCCGCGACGGCGTCCGCATCCGCGTGGACAACCTGTGGCGCACGCCGCCGCGACGCAGCGTGGATGCCTCCAGCCGCCACCGCGACATCCTCCTGCCGCTGCTGGGCGACTGCGACGGCGAGGGCACCGGCCTCGACGAGTTCATGCGCCGCGCCGTATGGCAGCACTACGTCACCGGCGTGGACATCGTCGCACAGATGCCGGAGCTTCCCGACGGCGCGGCGGTGCGCAGCCGCGGCGAACTGGTCCGCCGCCGCCTGCTGCCCTACTTCCTCCAGTTCGGCCCGCTGGACCGCCTGGATTGGGCCTGCGGCGGCTCGCGAGGCTTCCTGTGGGCGCGCTACTGCCTCGGCCGCGCCAGCAGCGGCGACGAGCTGGCCGCCGCGCCCGACGCGACGGATTTTCTCACGCTGACGGCCGGCGGCTGGCGCCTGTGGCGCGCCGAGTCGCCCCCGGCCGGCGGCGACGGCGGCGAGAGTGAGCCGCCGCGCGTGGTGCTGCTCCGCGAGGGCGCCCACGCGCTGGGCCGCCCGCCCATCGTCAAGCTCTACTTCGCCGAGAGCGCCAAGAGCGGCCAGGGCGGCGTGCCGCTGAGCCTGCTGACGCGCCCCGCCGTCGTCGCCCGCGTCGCCATGAACCTCAAGAGCCAGGCCGACGCGGAGCTGCTGGCGGCCGTGCCGCGATGGCTCGCCACAGGCTTTCAGAAGGGCGAGCTGCCCGAGGCCTACGGCGGCGGGATGCTGATTGCCGCGCAGGACCCCAAGGCCGCGCTGGCCGTGGTGCAGGGGGCCGTCAGCCACATCGCCGAGAAACGCGCGTGGCTGATGCTGTACCTCGGCGAGATCCTGCGGCTGTTGAAGTTCCGCGGCGGCATGGCCGAGGTCGAGGCCAACAGCGGCAGCGGCCTGAAGCTCGCACTGGAGCGAACCGACCTGGACAACGAGCTTCGCGCCACGGCCGCTCAGTGCGAGCGGGCCGAGCTGGAGATGATGCGCCAGGCCGTCGTGCTGGCCACCGGCGAGACGATCCCGCCGGACCGCGCAGCCGAGACGCTCGGCTACGCGGTGGCGTACAACCGCGACTTCGTGCTGGAGCCTGCCGGCGAGATGCTCGACAACATCCGCAAGTGGGTGGCCGACTGCGCCCCGCTGGCCGGACGCATGGACGAGATCACCCGCGAACTGGCCCGCCAGCTCGCCAACATCCTCGCCCGCGACGGCTCCCCCCAGCACCGCAAGATGGCCGAGCAGATCGACTCCGCGGAGCTGGACGATGCAGCCCGTAGCCCGTAGCCGGTAGCCGGTAGCCCGTAGCCCGTAGCCGGGAGCCCGTAGCCCGGAACCCGGAACCCGGAGCCCGGAACCGGGAACCGGGAACCCGGAACGCGGAACCAGGAACCGGGAACCCGTAGGCCGGAGCCGGGAACACGGAGCTCGGCACAGGGCGGGCCGCTGGAAGCTGGTACCTGAAAGCTGGAAGCTGGTAGCTGGAAGCTGGAGGCTGGAAGCTGGCCATGCTCATCGCCCACGTCAGCTTGACGCCGCAGGAGGGGGCGGTGTGGGCCGCGGCCGCGGCGTTCCGCGAGGCCGGCTTCGAGAGCTTCTGCATCGCCCCCGAAAGCTACGACGGCGGGCGGACGATGGCGACCGACTACCGCTGCCCGCCGCCGCCCGACGCGGCCGAGCGGCTGGCCCGCGCCGACGTGGTCTTCTGCCACGACGGCTGGGCGTATCGCGAGAGCTGGTATCCGCGCGGCGCGGCCACGGTGGCCTGGTACCACTCGCCGCCGGGGCGCGCCAGCCGCGCGGCACAGGCCGACGGCTGGCCGTGGGCGTCCGACGGCGGCCCGGCCGGGCGGCACTACGCCTCCGCGAGCGTGCTGCCGCTGCTGGTGCCGCTGGATCACGAGTGGTACCGCCCGGCCGACAAGCCGCTCGATTGCGTGCGGATCGCCTGCCGCGTCGAGCACCGCGACGCGCTGGCCGGACTGTGCGGCGGGCACGGCACGCCCTGCGAGACAGTCGTTCTCGACGGGCTGGGTCTGCGCCAACGGCTGGGCGTGCTGGCGGCGGCGCACGTGGCCGTCGGCGACCTGGCCGGACGCTCATGCGGCCTGGCCGAGCTGGAGGCGCTGGCCGCCGGCTGCGTCGTCGTGGCCGACCCCGATGGGCTTTCGGCCTGGAACACCCAGCGGGCGACCGGCGGCTGCGGGCATCCGTTCGAAGTGGCCGGCGCGGCCGCGATGCGGCGGACCCTCGAGCGGCTGGCGGCGATGGGGCCGGAGCTTCTGGCCCATCTCGGCCGGCGCAGCCGCGCCTGGCTGCTCGACGCCTGGCAGCCGGCGGAGATGATCGAGCGGAACTTCCGCCCGCTGATGGAAGAGGCGATAAGGAAGCGGTCAGCGATCAGCGACCGCCGACAGGCGGGCTGATGGCTGGAAGCTGGTAGCTGGAAGCTGGAAGCTGGAAGTCTTTCGTAACCCCATTCACAGAGGATCCCATGTACGACGAATTCGAGATGAGCCTGGCTGCGCCGCCGGAAGATGCGGCCAGTCGGGCGGCGGGGGCCTCGCACCAGGCCCTTGCCGCGGGCGAGGCGGACGCCTCGCCGGAGTCGCTCGGCGGGTCGGAGGCGGCGTTCGTGCCTCGCGCCGAGTTTCACAGGGTTGTCGGCCAGCGGCAGGCGGCCAAGGAGAAGGCCCGCCAGCTCGCGGCGCAGGTCGAGGGTCTGCTGGAGCGGCTGAGAGCCGCCCCCGAAGAGGCGGAGCTGCGCGAGTTCCGGGACTGGAAGGCGCAGCGTTCCGCCGGGGCGGACGGCCCGGACGGGCCGCCCGTCGCCGGAGGCGATGGCGGCGCGGAGGCCGACGACGTGGGCGCCATCGAGGGGCGCGTTCGAGGGCCGCTGGAGCAGCGGCTGGCCGCGTTGCGCGCGGCGAACGACGCGGCCCGGCGGCGCCTGGCGGACCTGCTGCGCGACCAGGAGCTTCGTGCCGCGGCCGGGCGGGCGGGGGCGATCAACCCGGACCAGGTTGTCGCCCTGCTGCGCGACCGCGTGCGCATCGAGGCGGGGCCGGACGGCCGCGTCGAGATGCGTCTGCTCGACGCCGACGGCCAGCCGGCCGGCGAAGGCGACGGCGGCGGAGGTCCGCCGGGCCTTCAGCGGTTCGTGGAGGCGTTCCTGGCGGCCGAGGAGAACGCCAACCTTGTGCGGTGCAGTGTGGCCCCCGGCAGCGGCGCCAGGCAGGCCGGCGGGCCGGGTCCCTACGTTCCCACCGTTCCCCGCACGCGGGCGGAGTTCCTGGCACTTCCGCCCGAGCAGCGGCTGGCTGCCGCCCATCGCATGACGCGGCAGCAGCGCGACGAGCTGCTCGGACGGTCCGCCGCGCCGGGCGGGGGATACCTGTAACCTCAAGGAGAATCGTTCATGGCTCTTACCACAACCACCACGCTCGACGCGTGGGTGCCCACCGAGCTGATCGCCGCCGACGTGCTGCAGGAGGTCCGGCCGAACATCGTCGTGGCCAACCTCGTGCAGCGCGAGTTTCTCGGCAGCGGCCGCGGCAAGGTGTGGCAGCAGACGCAGCTCCCCGTGACGGCGGCGGCCAACGTGGACGAGGACGCCGACATCGACGGCGGCGCCCGCACGCCGACGACGAAGGCCAGCATCACCGTCGGGGAGGTCGGGCTGTCCACGCACGTGACCGACCTGGCGATCGAGACGGCCGTCGTCGGCGACCTGGCCGTGTGGGCCCGCTCCAGCGGGCGGGCGATCGCCCAGAAGGTCGACGGCGACCTGTGCGCCCTGCTGGCGACGCTGAACAACAGCGGCTCTGGCCCGGTCGGCAGCACCGGCGTGGACCTGACGATCGCCGACTTCATCGAGGCGATCTACACGCTGGAGGTCAACAACGCCCCCGGCCAGCCGGTGTGCGTGCTGCACCCCGTCCAGAAGATGGACCTGTTCAACGCCCTGACGGACACGTCCAACAACGCGGCGGTGTTCACGAACCTGCCGGAGCTGGTCCGCGAGGGCCGGCTGCCTCGCGGGGCCGCCACCAACGGCTTCTGGGGCGTCTTCTGCGGCGTGCCGATCTACGTGACCACGGAGGTCGACACCGCCAACAGCGGCGCCGACCGCGCCGGGGCGATGTTCGTGCCCGAGGCGATGGTGCTCGTGCAGCTCCGCCCGCTGCGGGTGGAGTACCAGCGCGACGCCTCCGCTCGCAGCACCGAGGTGATCGCCACCGTCGCCTACGGCGTCGGCGAGAACGTCGACACCTACGGCGTGCCCATCATCACCGACGCCTAGCGGCCTGCGGAGGGCCGCCGGGACCGGATGACCGGAAGACCGGAAGACCGGAGGATCGCGGGTATGCAGCAGCTCCCGTGGCCGCCGACCCGCCGGTCTCCGGTCTCCGGTCCCCGGTTCCCCGCCCAGGCCGTCCGGCCTCCACGAGTCAACGAGTCAACGGGTCAACGAATCCTCGAAGGGAAACCCATGTACGAAGACGCATTCGAGATGACCGAGCACGAGCGGCGCCAGGTGCAGGAGATCCTGGCCGACATGCAGCGCCGCGGCGGGAAGCTGACCGACTCGGCCGGCAAACCCGTCGAGTACCGCGTCCTGGGCGGGCGGCGATTCCTGGTCTGCGAGCAGGGGCGCGTGTGGCGCTACGCCCCGTCGGGCAGCCCGTGCGAGCCCGGGCGGCGCGGCGGCAGTCTCCGCCGCAACGACGCCGTCGAGATGTGGACCGGCAAGTGGCGCCGCATCGCCGACGCCGACGGGCGCAGCCACCACGACAAGTGCCTCGTGTGGGTCGCGCTCGACGCGAACATCAACGGCCGGCCGGGCATCGCCAAGATCGCCTGGTACCTCGCCGAGAAGGGCTTCCGCCACCCGCTGGAAGGGCCGGGCGAGCCGAGCGACGGGGAGCTGGCCGCGCTGGCGGGCCGGCAGGCCGAGGCGGCCGACGCCGTCGCCGCCCGCATGGCCGCCGAGGGTCTGGCCCGCGACGAGCCGGCCGCGCAGCGCGCCGATGACGCCGCCGGCGAGCCGCAGCCCGCCGCGCCCGTCGAGAAGCCCCGCAGTTCGGCCGTCAGGCTCGTCGCGATCAGGAAAGGCAAACGCCGTGGGCGTTGACCGCGTCACCGTGGAGCGTCTGGCCGGGCGGCAGATCGCCGACCTCCAGCAGACGCGCCACGTCACCGACGAGGAGAAGCGCCGCATCCGCCGCCTCCATGAGCTCGCCGCGCGCAGGGCGGCCGAACGGAAACGCAAGTGACGACACAGCCGGCGTACCTGGACATCCCGGCCTTCGTCCTGGGCAACGGCCCGACGCTGCCGGTCGGGGAGCTGGACCTGCTGGCCGGCCGCTTCACCGTCGGCGTCAACCGCATCCTGCGGAGCGGCTTCGTCCCGACGGTCGTCCTGTGGGGCGACCTGACGGTCTACCGCGACGACGGGCCGGCCATGGACGCCTCGGCGGCGCTGCTGGTCTGCGATCGGTCGGTGGCCTGCCGCGCCGCCCATGTGGGCCTGCGGGCGCTGGCCGGCGACGAGTCGCGCCGGCGCCGCCCCACGCCCTGGACGCTCCTGTGCGACGGCAACACCGGCTGCTGCGCCGCACGCTGGGCACTGTCGCTCGGCTGCCGGCCCGTGTGGCTGCTCGGCATGAGCGCCGCCCGCGAAGGCGAGCGCACGGACTTCTACGGCCGCAACCGCTGGCACGGGCGCGGGACGCTGGCCCGCATGGGGCGCGAGCTGCGGCGGCTGCTGGACGAGCATGGCCGCGACGTGCGGACCATCGACGACGGCGAGCAACTGCGGCAGGCCGCGGCGGCCGCGCCGCCGACAGACAACGAGCAACTGCGAACCACGCTGCGCCGCCTGCTGAGGCAGGGCGGCGGATAGGAGCCCGCGATGAGCCGCAAATGGGAATCGATCATCTGCTACGAGGACCGCGGCGAGGCGTTCCACACCTCGCGCTGGCGCCTGGCCGGCGTGCGCACCAAAGCCGGCGCCGCCAACAGCGACGACGGCGTCCTGTGGCTGCGCATGACGCGAGCCGGCGAGACCGCGACGGCCGAGCTGTTCAAGGCCGCCGCACTGGGCGCCGGCGACAAGGTCGCCTCCGGCTCTGCCGACGTGTCCGGCTGCGACGGCACGGCCGCGGGCGCCGCGGAGGTTTCGCTGACGGCGGCCAACGACAGCGGCCTGAGCGGGTCGTTCTGGATCCACGACTACCGCGCCGACGGCGTCTGCCCCGTGCAGGTGGCCCTGTGCACCGACGATGACCTCGACGCGCTGTGGGACGGCATCGAGTCGCTGGCGGGCTACGAGGCGACGGCCGGCTGCGCCGAGTTCATCCGCCTGGCCGGCGAGGACGTGCTGGCGCGGGTGGCGGCGATCTTCCGCGACGCCGTCGGCGGGCACGGTGCGGCCGAGGCGTGGTTCCTCACCGACGCCGCGCGGTCGCTGCCGGACCTGCGGCGCGTCGCCAATCCGGCGCAGCTTCGCCTCGCGGCCGCACACAGGGCACTCCAGATCGCCCTCGGACGCGGGCACAGGTCGGGCGGCGAGACGATGTACAGCCGCCTGCGCGACTACCACGCGGCCGAGTACGAGCGCGCGATCGCCTCCCTTGTGCTGGCGGTCCGCCCGCCCGCCGGCGGGGCGGCCGACACGGCCTGGCCGGCGGCCGTGCGCCAGGTCCGCGTGTAAGAAAGAGCAGGATGCACGGGATGCACGGGATGGCCAATGCTCAATGCCAAATGCTCAATGCCCAATACCGGGAATCGTAGGCGACAGCGCTCCGGCCAGATCTCGCGGCGGCGTTGACCCCCAGACCCCTCGTTTAG